GCGCCCACGTCGTGCATAACTATGTGGCTTTCCGCGCCGGCGATTATTTCATCCCCGCGCCGCGTTTGGCTCATTATGCCTATTTGGTTGCCCATTGTTCCGCTCGTTGCAAACATTGCCGCTTCCTTGCCCAGCATCTGGGCCGCAAGGGCTTCAAGCTCGTTCATGGTGGGGTCGTCGCCGTATACGTCGTCGCCAACCTCCGCTGCGGCCATTGCAGCACGCATGGCAAGGGTGGGCTGGGTAACGGTGTCGCTTCTAAGGTCGATGTAGTGCATATTATCCTCCCTGAATTTGTTTATTTTCAGCGTATTTCAAGCATAACCGGGCAATGGTCGCTGCCCGTCACCTCGGGCAGTATGCTGCTTTCCTCTATCCTGTGCTTAAACCGCTCGCTCACAACAAAGTAGTCTATGCGCCAACCTATGTTGCGCGCGCGGGAATTGGCCATGTAGCTCCACCAGGAGTAGCAATCCCGCTTGTCCGGATAAAGATAGCGGAAGCTGTCCACAAAGCCGCTTTGCATAAGCGCTGTGAACTTTGCGCGCTCCTTATCGGTAAAGCCGGCGTTGTTATGGTTTGTTTTGGGGTTCTTCAGGTCAATCTCCTCGTGCGCAACGTTAAGGTCGCCGCACATTATTACGGGCTTTTTCTTATCAAGCTCCGTAAGGTATTTCCTGAATTCGTCCTCCCAATCCATGCGGAATTCAAGCCGCGTAAGCTCCCGCTGGGAATTGGGCGTATAGCAGTTGACAAAATAAAATTCGTCAAATTCAAGCGTTATCACCCTGCCCTCGTTCGGGAAGCCGAGGCTTTCCATGTCCGGCAGGTCATAGCTTACGGAGAGGGGCTTTTGCTTAGTGAATACCGCCGTGCCGCTGTATCCTTTTTTCTCCGCGCTGTGCCAATATTGTTCGTAGCCGTCAAGCTCAAGCTCTATCTGGTGCGGCTGAAGCTTGGTCTCCTGCAGCGCCACAACATCCGCGTTCACGGTATGGAAAAACTCCATGAAGCCTTTGCCCATGCAGGCGCGCAGCCCGTTCACGTTCCATGATACAAGCCGCATATTCATCAATCCTTTCTGTAAAACGTGCAGCCGCCTATAAATTCGCGCAGTATGCTCGTGGGCGGTATTTCGTCCTCTATCCCGTCCGCATCAAGGAAGTAGTTCAGCACCTTTGTTATGTCCCGCGCGGCGGCGTAGCAGGGGCTTTCCTTGGGCACCTCCTGAAGCAGCGGATAAACGTATTTCTTCAGCACGGAAACCTCGTACACAAGGGTTGTGTTGAAAAGCGCGTCCGCGTTTTCCTGATACGGGAATATCCATTTTTCTTCGCCCCGCCTTACGCTCGGCCACATGGAAAGCGTGTGCTCCATGCTTGCGCCGCGGGTTTCATAATCGCGCACAAGGCGGCGGAGAAGCCGCGCATCGGTGGTATGTATCCTGTTGTGGTCGTCTATATTCAGCGTTGTAAGCGCGCTTACATACACGCGGAAAAGCTTATCGCGATCTATATCATCGTTGAGCAGCATAGGGTTTAACGCATGTATGCCCTCTATTATAAGCGGCTCATCGGGATGCAGCTGCATCACTATGCCTTCCTTGGCGCGCTTGCCGGTAAGGAAATCGAACACGGGAACCTCCACCTGCTCCCCGCGCATAAGGGCGGCAAGGTCGCTTGAAAAGCGGGGTATATCCAGCGTGTTTATGTGCTCCAGATCCTTCTGCCCGTTTTCGTCGGCAGGGATGGCGTCGCGGTCAAGATAGTAATTATCGAGCGAAAGCATCTTGGGATCCTGCCCCAGCACCCTAAGCTGAGTTGCAAGGCGGTTTGCGCTGGTAGTCTTTCCGGATGAGCTTGGCCCCGCAACAAGCACCGCCCGCGCCGAATGAGCCACTATTTTGTCCGCAATGTTGGCATAGCTTTTTTCATGCAGCGCCTCGTTCACGCGCACAAGCTCGCGTATCCTGCCGGTGGATACGAGCGTATTCAGCTCTCCCACGGTTGAACAATGCATCAGCTTGCCCCAATCGTCGCTTTGCTTAAACACTATGCCGAGCTTCGGCAGGGGTTCATAGTCGCTCGGAACGTCCGGCTCGTCGCTTCTTGGCATGAGCAATATGACCGCGCCTTCAACGAATTTAAGGCGGAATACGTCCGCATAATCTGTAGACGGCGCCATTTCGCCATAGAAATAATCCATGTAGCCGCCTATAGTATATACGTCAAAATAGCTGAATTTGCGCCATTTCAAAAGCGCGGCCTTATCCGTTTGCCCGTCGCGCTCGTAAAAGTCTATCGCGTCCTTTATATCCAACCGCTTTCTTTCAAGCGGTATTGCCGCGCGCACAATGTTTCGCATTTCGGCTTCCAGCTTCAATACGTCCTGCTCGCCGAGCGCGGGTTCTTTATCTATTGTTATATACAGCCCCGGCCCGAGCGTATACCTTACGCATACCCGCGCCGCCGGGAACAGCCGCCTTACCGCCGCAATAAATATGAATTGCAGCGTGCGTTCGTATACCCTTCTGCCTGCTTCTTCCTTATAGTTAAGCAGATGTATGTCCACGTCCTTGAACGGCGTATATCTAAGGCTGAATACCTCGCCGCCTATCTGCGCCGCCAGCGGGCGCGATGCAAGCGACATCATGTCAAGATCCAGCTTTTTCACCGCGTCAAGCAGGCTCTCCCCGTGCTTTATTTCGCACACCATTGAGTCCGCAGTTATCTTCATATCATAACCTCCGTTTTATATGTTAATCATTATACAACAAAACCGCCCAATATAAAGCCGAAAGCCAACAAATTTTGAAAAGTTGGCGAATTATTCATACTTTCCCTTATTTTAGCCTTATACTATGATATAATAACAGCCGGCTGCGGAAAAACCTATGCCGCGGCCAAAGGGTGGAGAAAAGCCGGCAAGCCCATCTCCACTCCCATTTTATCATTTTGAAGGGAGTATTACAATGCGAATCACTGAAGTTTTAAAACACGGTCGTGAGAACGCGACCCGCGCCGATGTGCTGGCCGCCAAACTGGAGACTACCCCGCGCGGCCTGCGCAGCCTGATTATGAAGGCACGCGACGCAGGCGAGATCATCCTGTATGCGCCTGGCGGCTACGGCGGGTACTTCCTACCGAGTGATGACCCGGAAACCGCACAAAAAGAAATGGCCGCCTTTTACCACGTCCAGGCCGCGCGGTGTAAGCATGGGCTGAAATCAATCGCCCCTGTTGCTCGTAAGCTGGGTATCCCTCTTGGTCAGATGGACCTTGACAACTATTTATGAGCCGCAAATCTTCCAAACCTACATATAAGCTCCCGTATTGGTGTGCAGGGACAGCGGATAGTACGGAACCTATTTTTATCCAAATGGGGGCCACGCTGATGCAGCACCCGGCCTTTTTGGCACTGACATCTTCAGACCGTTGGTGCTACCAGTGTATGATTCTGGAAGCAAAAGGAAAACCAGATTTTCAGTTTTCACGCCGGACGGCTGAAAACTACGGGATCGCAAACCGCACATTGATACGGAATGTTGAAGCGCTTGTAAAGGCTGGTTTTATTGACGTTACGGCAAGCGGAAAAAGCAATCGTACAAAGACCGACTACCGCTTTTCTGTTCGCTGGAAAACTCCGCCTTAATCGCTACCAGGTGGCTTATATATAAATATGTGTGCCAAAATGGCATAAGGCAGAACAGCTAAAAAGTTCACTGGTTATGCCATTTTGGCATAAGGTAGGAGCGAAAATGAGCCGTCTAACAGTGAACCTTGTGCCATTTTGGCATAACCCTTGTGCCAGAGTGGCATAGCGGAAATAATTTGAGTGCAGGTTAAAGATACCAAAAGCTACCATTTGCAACCAAATGCTAACCAGCAATTTCCCGCATGGGATCGTGCTTTATCAGTTCTCCGAACTTTTGTATCAACCACGTTGCAACCACAAGGGGCACGGCGAAGGGCACAGTAATGGCACAGAAATCAACACACCAGCAATACGCAGTTTTCCGCATAACGGTGGGCTTTGTAGGCTCTCGCTGTTCCGAATCTAACAAACCAACGACAAACAAACGACACGATGAGGGCACGCCCACACCGCGCCAGAATAGGAGATTTTATGAAGAACAAAGGTAAGATTTGCGCCACCCTCTCCATGATTTCAGCTGATGGCCGCCACATTGAAATCCATTTCACTGATAAGGCAGAGGCCCGCGCCACAATGGATGCGCTGGAAAGTGGCGTTATTCCCAGGCAAGACCTTGACCGTGCGGTGGCGGACATCGCTTACAGGCTGAACGCCGAACACTACGGCAGCAAAGAGCTTGCCGCCCTTGCGTGGCTGGTAGCCAACCCGGACGAGTTCGGCCCGATGCTGCGTGAAGCCTACAACGGCATGGTGTAAAGCGGGAGGGTTGCGCTATCCAGACCATACCGAGCTTATAAAAAATCCCCGCCGGGCAGCGGGGGCAGACGCAGGGCAGCATCTTCACTAAAGTATACCACAAAGCGGAGGTGCAATCAATGAACGAACTGGACGATTTAACACTGATTATGCAAGGCAAGGCCGGTGACACTGCCGCCACAAATGCGCTGTGGGAGCGTCACCAAAATTTCATCCGCCAGCAGATGGCTAAAATCTACGCCAAAAACAAGGGCCTTGCTGACCGCGTGGGCATTGACCGGGATGACTTGATTGTAGAGGGCTGGTTCAGCGTCCGCGATGCAGTGCGGCGGTATGACCCGAGCAAGCGCATGGCCTTTACTGCACCGTTAATATTGCCCCTGCAAATAATGTGTGCTATCCTTGTAGGCAAAGGGGGCATTTGCCATGACAAAACAGCAGTATAAAATTTTCACCGCCGTTCGGAAGTACAAGAAACTGGGTAAGGTCTTGGAAACAACAAAAGTAGGCGACTACATCAAACTGCAAGAAACCGTTGGTGCAGATATGCTTGACTTTTCCGATGTCAAATACAATGATGACACAGATGTGACGTTGTCTACGAAAGCAACAGATGAATACGAAAGTCGAAAAAAGGACAATATCGACAAAGCAGTTACAAATCTTATTGCTGGTTATGGCGCTATAGTAGCAACTATTTCGCTGCTAATGTCACTATCAAGATTGTGTTGATAACTGCGGTATACACAGAAAGCCAAAAGCCGGGAATGTCGGACAGTCTCCGAAGAAGCTGCACGGCGCTCTTGAAGCGTTTCATAATCTTCACCTCACCCAAAGAATTTGTCGATGTCTGCCTGCGTCGCTTTCAGCGGCCACTTGTAGTCATCGTTTTCCCGTTCAATCGCCATGTCGTTTACCATGCCGACGGTCAGCAGATCAAGATCGCGCAGAGCAATGCCCATCTGCACGCAGCGCAGTAAAAACAGCGGCGTTGTCATTTCGCGGGTGCTTACCCTTGTTTTTTTTTCGGCTTTGCCGTCGTCAGCGTGTTCAGATTCCACAGCGTCAGAATTTCGGGCAGGACTTGATAGATGCTGAACACCTCGAAGGAATCCAGCCATTCTTCCACGCTGGACGGCACAGCATCTTTGTCAGCGTGCTTTGCCATGATGTAGGCCACATTCTCAAACAGGCCAAGATCGGTAGCTTCAAACTGTTCCTGTTCGGTGGTGGCCTTTTCGTAAGCGTCGGAAAACTTCGACAAGTCCTGCATGATGTCACGCCCGAACTTGATACGATACAAACGCGGCACGGCAGCAGTGGCACGCAGGCGGACTTCTTTGCCGTCGATGTTGATGGTTTTTTCCATGTGTATGATCTCCTGTATACAGGGTGTTCCGGTGGAACACTTTAGGTTGCATCAGTGGGCAGGGTAACGCTTGTGTACCAGCCGTTCAGCGTGGCGGGGGTGACATCGTCTGCCGTGTGGGCCTTGATCGTACCGTCAGCCATCGGGGACACGGTGATGGTGGAAGTCTGGGTGTCGGGGTCGGTGGTTTCGCTCTTGGTGTTGGCGTTGATACCGGGGCGGGTTGCCGAACAGTTGTAAAGCACATACTTGCGCCCGGTGGTGTCGCCGTCCACCTCAAACAGCAGGGCGAAGCTGGCGGGCTGGACGTTGGCATTCTCGACAATCAGGCCGTTTTTGCTTTTTGTCATGCCCCAGATGTCAAGCATCATCTGTTCGGGGAACATAGCGACTTCAAAATCGCCGGAATAGCCGTTGTTGCTCTGGCAGACGTAGTACACAATGCCGTCCGCGTAGAACTTCGTAACTTTCATAGCTTTTCTGGAATTTGTCGGCATCGCTGCCGCCGTATCCGAAATTTGCCTTGCAGTACATTTTGACGGCCTGCTTGATAAGCGGGTCATTGTCTGCCGCCTTGATGCCGCGCCGCCGCAAGTCCTACCCGCTGGCGCTGCTGAACAACAAGGTCAATCTGGACCAGCTGCTGGCCATCAACAACGCCATGCGCTACCCGCTGGCCTACGTGCAGGGCCCGCCGGGCACCGGCAAGACCAACACCATCGTCAACACGCTGACGACGGCGTTTTTCAACGAGCGCACGGTGCTTTTTTCCAGCTACAACAACCATCCCATCGACGGCGTTGTGGAAAAGCTGCAGGCCGTCCCCTACCACGGCCAGACCGTGCCGTTCCCGATCCTGCGCCTTGGCAACAACGAGAAAACCGCCGAGGCCCCGCGCACCATCGCCCCGCTGCCCCCGGGCGCAAGGTACAATCCTTCCGGTTCCATACAGCCGAAAGTCTTTGCGGACAGCCGCCTGTTC